CTCCTTAATGGGGGGAGACTAACAAGTCTATCCAACATCTCCTACTTAAAACCCGAATGCAGCAAACGCAGCTTTAATAGCCGCGGCTTGCTCATCAGGAGTTAAGGTAGGGGGATCTGGCATAACTTGTCGATTTCTAACCCTTAATAATTCATTATACACTTTTCGTTGATTAATCTCTATTGAGATACATCATTGAGAAGTACTTTCAGTGGAACCTGCTACGTCCTCAAAGTCAAACTCTGAGTGCGTATACAGAGACGATCCATAATAGATCGCCTCTACAGGCCTCCTAAGAAGGTTTAATGAATTATTAAACAACCTATCTAAATTTGAGGTAAAAATAATATTATTTCTTCTAAAACTAGTTAATGTATCGAAATCGATATATGTAACATAGTCCAAAGAATCGATAATATTATAATTATCTGATTTTAGATAGTGTCTCAATCTGTTTTCCACCCCTTCCACTTGATTATAAATCGCGTGGAAGAAAGGTTGATAATATAAGTCATTTATATCTTCAATATTCAACTTCTCAATTGAGTAAGTTTTAATTTGATTATATAAATTCAAACTTCTATTATTAGCAGATTGAGCCAATCCTACCATACCTTTAGAAAGGATCCCTTTCATTAACACTGAAAGGCCTACTCCATTATCTTTAGGAATTACATACTGTTCATTTTCAATAAGATATGAGCCAATGAAGTTTCTTCATTGGTCATAGCTTAGTTGATCATACGCTATATGTAATATGGTTACAAACACTCTAACTTTTCTACGAAGAAAGCGAGGAGTTAAATAATACTTCGTCATTTTAAACTTTCGTTTAGAACGAGACGTATCTTTAACAACCCTTGTTAACTTCATTTTGAAGTAGAGGTTAATAATCAAATCACAAAGCGAACCCTTATATAGTCATAGATTGTTACGACGAATACAATAATCGTAAAGTGTATTAATTACAACTTTATAGTTATTAATATTGTCTAACAGACCATTTAAGGGTAGACCAGTTAGTTCATCCTTACCACGTATTCATCTCTTGGCAAATTCATATGTCGTTTTAGACACGTGAGTCTTGCTCTCAGAGATGGATACACCTAGTTTATGCATTATAGAAATATATTTCTTAGCAATTCTATCGTCTTTTATAACGATATCATCGCCTAGAAGAATATAATTTCTAAAGTTGCTTACCTGACAAAGGTGAGCAGCTCATGCAACAACAAGGTGGTGTGACAATGTGAAGGCTCCTCAAGAAGAGTACGCACCCATAGGCTGTCCAACAGAGTATCTAATACTTTGTTTGAAGTCATGAGGTAACGCATAATCACGTTCTATGAGGAGATAGAGCCAGTTACGCGAAAGGTCTTCGTTTCGGAATAAATATTTCAAAACTTTAGCCTCTAGTTTCACTGGGAACCTATCCGTAGCAGCTGTCAAGTCCAGAGATCAAAATGAAGAGTCATTCTCTTCTCAATCATTCCATGGGTCCTGAGTAAAGGTTCTATCTTGAGGAAACTTCCGTAAATTACGAAAGATTTCATCGTGGATAGGCTTTAAAATAACTTGAGAGAAATAGTCCAAAGTGGCTATAACCCTCATTTTACCTTCAGGGGCCTCAATTACTGCCAATTTCCCAATATGGTAACAAGGATCCTTATCCTTGTAAACCTT